ACAAGTGTTCCGGCGACTACTACTCGTTCTACGGTGGGTGGGGTTGGTCGAATACCTGGTGTTAATGCGACAACTACTACGCTTCCTGATTTGCCTAATCCTTCAGGTAAGGAAACGCCCCAAGGTAAGAAAACTAGGCTGATGGCTGATTGGGTTATGGACCGTTCTGATGCTTTGGTTAAGACTGGTGTAACACGTCAACAAGCTGACAAGCAGGCTATGAAAGATGTGTCTACTCAGTTTGGTAAACAAGATGCTTCTATTGTCCCTACAACTTCTGTTCCTAAAAGCACAGTTTCCATAGCACCACCCCCAACGCTTGCGCCTACGACAACCACTATGCCTAGAGAAACAACAACTACCGTGCCTAGAACTAATACAACAACTCCTACTACTTCGACAACCGTGCCTGCTGGTCAGTTTGATTTAGAGGCTCCTGGTGCGGCTAAGAAACAGTTGGATTCTGCTATTGCAGCAAAGCCCGACCCTAAGACAAAGATGTATAACATTCTTGGTTATGGTATGGCTACCAAACAGCAACGTATTGATTTGATTAATTCTCTTAGGGACACTCTTGCTTCTCAGCAAGTTTTTGATTTGGAAGCCCCTGGTGCGGCCAAGAAACAATATGATTCTGCTGTCAAATCTAAACCTGATGCTATTACTGGTAAGTATTTTATTGTTGGTTTTGGTTGGGCTACTAAGGCTGAACGTGACAACATTGTTGCTTCTACTAAACCAGGTTCCACTGATGCTCCTGCTGCTCCTGGTAAAGATGGTAAAACGCCAGCCGTAACTACTGTTGTAGTAGACGGCAAAAAAGTCAAGGTCGGTGGCGACAAATGGAAAGAAATCATCCAAGAAGAATTTGGTTCTTTATGGGATGTCTACAACGACAACGCTGATGTCAAAAAAGTTATTGACAAATCCGTAGCAGAAGGCTGGTACAACGATACCGTCAAACTAGACGCGTCATTGAAAAACACAAACTGGTATCGAGCCACCCAATCGTCGGTGCGTCAATATACAATCAATAAATCAACCGACCCTGCAACACTTGAAGCAACAATCAACCAATCGGTTGCTCAATTACGAGCCAATACTCTTGCATCTGGGGTTGTATTGTCTGACACTACATTGCGTACCTTGGCTGAAAACCAATTGAAATTTGGTTGGTCTGAACAGCAGACAGCGAACGCTATTGGTTCTGAAACGGTATCCACTGCTCGCCGTGGTGGTCCACAAGCCGTGGCTGATTTGCGTAAAGGTGCTGTCGGCACAGGTCTTCGAGCGATTGCTGATAACTACGCACAGAAACCTACTGACACAATGCTTGATATGTGGGTTGCTGAAGTTATGCAAGGAACCAAAACGCAGGAACAGTTTACTGACTTGATGAAAACGCAGGCTTCTACGCAGTATCGTTCTCTTGCTCCTTTGATTGAGAAGGGTCAGGATGTGAAAACGGCTGTGTCTATGTATACCAATGCGGCACAGAATGTTTTGGGGGTTGACCCTAATACTGTGGATTGGTCACAGGATAAATGGAATAAGGCTTTGAATTATCAAGACCCTAAGACCAGTGAGTATCGTCAGATGGATTCGTGGGAATGGAATCGTTATCTCAGGTCGCTTCCGGAATGGCAAGAGACTGATGATGCTAAACGTACTTACCGTTCTGCGGCGTTCACTTTGGCACAAGCATTTGGAAAGACGAGCTAATGGCAGCAGTAGATGAACTAAGAGCAATTTTGAATTACTACGGCCTTGGCTCTTTGGCTGATGTGTTGTCAACACGGATTGTTGATGACCCGACATTGGTGGATGACCCTACGGTTTTGTTGTCATCTGTTCGGGACACCCCTGAATATAAGACACGGTTCAAAGGTAATGAGGCTCGCCGTAAATCAGGTCTACCTGAATTGTCTCCAAGGGATTATGTCAGCCTCGAAGAATCGTACCGTTCCACGCTTTCTGCTAATTCTCTACCCCGTGGCTTCTACGACACCCAAGACGACTTCGCCAACTTCATCGGCCAAGACGTTTCCCCACAAGAACTAAACGCTCGCGTCAGCCAAGGATACAACGCCGTACTCCAAGCAGAACCAGGCACCAAAGCAGAACTACAACGCCTATACGGACTCAACGATGGAGACATCGCCGCCTTCTTCATAGACCCCGAACGGTTCAACCAGTCAGACGCAATCAAAAAAGCCCAAGCCGCACAAACAGCATCAGAAGCTCGCCGTCAAGCAGGCATCACCCTAACCACCCAACAAGCAGAAGCACTAGCAACCGAAGGTGTCACAAGACAAGAAGCCCAACAAGGTTTCGCAGCCATCGGCGCACAACAAGAACTATTCCAAGCAGGTATGCAAGGCGAACAAGCCATCAGCCAACAAGAACAAATCGCCGGAACATTCGGAACTAACGCTGAAGCACGACAAGCCATCGCACGTAGACGGCGTTCACGTCAAGCAGGATTTGAAGCAGGTGGAGGATTCGCCGCAAGACAATCAGAACAAACAGGTTTAACCACCATCGGTGAATAACAATGTGTTATAGTAATACCGATGCCGATGGCAAGACTTACTGATAGCCCCCCTAATCAGTAACGAAATAATGGGGTGTAACAACTAGCAGCCACCACGTTCCTCCGATGTGGTGAGGGCTTAAGGAGAGTGCAATGTCAGATTTCAATGAAGATTATGATTCAGAGATAGACGACCAAATGGATGTCGAACCCAAACAGAATCCTGTACGGGCAAGAATGAAACAGTTGGAAAAAGAAGCCAGTGAACTACGCAAACAAGTTGCAGAGTTCGCCACAGCCAAACAAGAACTTGCTTTCGTGAAAGCTGGAATAGACACCAGCAACCCACGATTCAAATACTTTGTCAAAGGCTATGACGGTGACTTAACCCCTGAAGCAATCCGTGAGGCCGCCGAAGAAGCACAACTAATTACACCCCAGACAGATGACTCCGACAAGCGAGCCTGGCAGCAAACCAATAAAATTGCTGCTGGAAGCGAATCGGCACCACCACCTCCATCTTGGAACAAGCGTATTAGTGAAGCCACTTCTGAAGCAGAGGTCTACAAGATTTTTGAAGAAGCACAAGCACAAGGCATAGACCTTTTTTAACCACTTCTATCCAATAAGGAAAAACTAAAATGGCTGATTATTACGCAGCAGAAACCGGCACAGCAAACCTACAAACAGACCAGGTGGCATTTGAGAAGTTGGCATATTTTGCCCTTCGCCCAGAAATGTACTTCGACCAGTTTGCAGATGTTCAAGCCACAAACGCAACCAACCCAGGTGCATCAGTTAAGTTCACAGTATTCGCAGACCTTGCAGCAGCAACCACTGCTCTTGGCGAAGCAGAAGACGTAACCCCTGTCGCAATGAGCGACAGCCAAGTTACTGTCACTCTCAACGAATACGGTAACGCAACTGTAACGACAGCAAAACTTCGTGCAACCTCGTTCCTCCCTGTAGACCCAGTAGCCGCACAAGCAGTTGGTTACAACGCTGGTTTGTCAATTGACACCATCGCTCGTAACGTGCTTGAAGCAGGCGACAACGTGATTTACGCAACAGGTGGAGCAGTTGACCCATCCAGCCGTACAACCGTCAACACTGACGACACCCTCTCATCGAACGATGTTCGTCGAGTTGTCGCACAGCTTCGTGGCGCAAACGTACCTACCATCAACGGTTCGTATGTTGGCTTCATCCACCCAGACGTGTCTTACGACTTCCGTTCAGCAACAGACGCAGCAGCTTGGCGTACACCAGCTAACTACGTCAACCCTGAAGGCATCTACAACGGTGAAATCGGTATGTTTGAAGGAGTCCGTTTTATGGAGTCGCCACGTGCGCCGAAGTTCACTGACGCATCAAACAACAGTGGTTCCAGTGGAACAATTGACGTATACGGCACACTCATTATGGGCCGTCAGGCTCTTGCCAAGGGTATTTCCCTCGGTGGCGAGTATGGCGCACAGCCAACAATTGTGTACGGAACAGTGACCGACCTTCTCAAGCGTTTCCGACCAGTCGGCTGGAAGCACTTCGTTGGTTACGGTGTGTTCCGTCAGGAAGCATTGCGTCGTATCGAGTCTGCATCAAGCATTGGTACAAACGCCTAGTTCCCGACAAGGAATTGATTAGAACCCCATAAAGGTTCAGCGAAGCCCCTGCCCGTTTTGGGTGGGGGTTTTTGCTATCCTATGTGTATGGCAACATTTATTCCACCGGTTGACCCGTTTGTGTATTGGGCTGAACCAGGCGAAAGAGGAATCTTCGCGTATATGAACCCAGGCAAAAGAGGCCGTAATGTGTTCAAATTAACTGATGGTTCTTTCACAGAGTCACAGCCTGGCGACCCGTCAATTATTTCTATTACTTACCACGGTGGTCACGTTCATCCGTTGACTGCTGCTGAGGAAGCAGATTTGATTGCTGCTGGCTATGGGGATTACATTGAAGCATAGGGAAGACCATCCGAATTTGGATGTTGAGGGATGTTTCGCTTGTAAAATTACAGGCATACAGGTGGGGTCTAATTCGACTACTACTCGTGGTTCGCAGGTAGCGAAAATCAATG